TGTCAGGATTGCCTGGTCCTGCAGTACAACATATTATTGATGCAAATACCTTCAGTGGTTTATCTGCAAAAATGAGGTTGCAGCAGTGGGGAAAAATATGAAGAGCTTTACAGTACAAATACAATTTGATATAAGAGAGGGCGAGTATTACATGCCCATTCCTGATGATATGTTAGCATCCTTAGCTAACCTGGGATGGAATATTGATAGCCAACTCGAGTGGATTGATAACAAAGACAAGACGTTTACAATTAAAAAGAAAGAAGAACAACAATGAGCAACTTTCTACCAACATTATACCAAGAATTTATTTACAAGAGCCGTTATGCAAAATACCTCGACAAAGAACAACGTCGTGAGAATTGGAATGAAACTGTTGCTCGTTACTTTGATTTTATGACAGGCCATCTTCAAAAGAATTTTAGTTATACATTAGCTGATGCTGACCGCAAAGAGTTAGAGGATGCAGTTCTTGCATTAGAAGTAATGCCTTCAATGCGTGCTTTAATGACTGCAGGCCCAGCTCTAGAACGTGACAATACTTGTGCATATAATTGCTCTTATATTGCTGTAGATGATCCAAAGGCATTTGATGAAGCAATGTTGATTCTTATGAATGGAACAGGCGTAGGATTTTCTGTTGAACGTCAGTATGTTAACCAGCTTCCAGAAATTCCTTCAAGAATGTATGATAGTGATACAACCATTGTTGTTAAGGATAGCAAAGAAGGTTGGTCCAAGGGTTATCGTCAGTTGATTGCTCTTCTTTATTCTGGTGAAGTACCAAAGTGGGATCTTTCTCTTCTTCGTCCTGCTGGTGCTCGTCTTAAGACTTTTGGCGGTCGTTCTTCTGGTCCAGGCCCACTTGATGATCTATTCAAGTTCACCATTAAGATGTTCCGTGCAGCAGTTGGTCGTAAGTTAAATTCACTTGAATCACATGATATTATGTGTAAGATTGGTGAAGTAGTAGTAGTTGGTGGCGTTCGTCGTTCTGCTATGATTAGCTTGTCAAACCTCACTGATGAGCGTATGCGTGGTGCTAAGAATGGTTCATGGTGGGAAACTAATCCACATCGTGCTCTTTCCAACAACTCTGCAGCATATACAGAGAAGCCAGAGATGGGTACATTCATGCGCGAATGGCTTTCGTTGTATGATTCAAAGTCAGGTGAGCGTGGTATTTTCTCACGTGTTGCATCTCAGAACCAGGCAAAGAAGTTTGGTCGTCGTGATCCTAATCATGATTTTGGCACAAATCCTTGCTCAGAAATTATTCTTCGTCCTAACCAATTTTGTAACCTAACAGAAATTGTTGTACGTGGAACTGATAGTGTTGCAGATTTGGAACGTAAGGTACGTCTTGCTGCACGTATTGGCACACTACAATCTACTCTTACTAAGTTCCCTTATCTTCGTAAGGTTTGGACTACTAATACTGAAGAAGAAAGACTTCTTGGCGTTAGCATGACTGGTATTATGGATAATACATTGACAAATGGTCGTGAAGGAATTGAACAACTTAAGACTACATTGGAAATGCTTCGTGCTACAGCTGTTATTGCAAATGCAGATCTAGCAGGTGAAATTGGTATTCCACAGGCAGCTGCTGTAACTTGCGTCAAGCCTTCTGGAACTGTTTCTCAGCTAGTTGATTCAGCTTCTGGTATTCATGCTCGTCATGCAGAATACTATATTCGTACTGTTCGTGGTGATAATAAAGATCCATTGACAATGCTTATGAAGGAATCTGGTTTTCCTAATGAACCAGATGTAATGAAGCCCGATGCAACTACAGTATTTTCATTCCCAATGAAGTCACCTGATGGTGCTGTTACACGCAATGAAATGACTGCTATTGAACAGCTAGAGATGTGGATGATTTATCAGCGTCATTGGTGTGAACATAAGCCTTCTGTTACTATCTCCGTCAAGGAAGATGAATGGATGGCAGTGGGATCATTCGTATATGAGAACTTTGATGAGATCTCTGGTATTTCATTCCTTCCTCATTCAGATCACGTGTATCGTCAGGCTCCTTATCAAGATTGTGGTAAGTCAGATTTTGAGATGTTATCTGCACTTATGCCAAAGGAAATTGATTGGGAAAAGCTTGCAAGCTATGAAAAGGTTGATAGTACAACTGGCTCACAAACTCTTGCTTGTGCAGCTGATGGTTGTGAAATAGTGGATCTTATTCAATGACGAGCTCACCATGTGAAAGTACTTGTGTGCTAGATTCAGAACATAAGTACTGTGAGAAGTGTGGTCGTGATACCAATGATATTCAACATTGGCTAAATTATTCAGAAGAAAAAAGAAAACAAATTATAAAGCAAATCAAACAAAAAAGGAAAATTCAAAATGGATTGGGAACAAGTAATTGATTCATTAATTGAGTTAGTCAAGGATGAAGAAGTAAGAACAAATATTTACAACACTCTTTTAACTGCTTCGGAAGAGGTTGATGAAGATTATGTTGTAATAAACATCCATGGGATAGATGATGCTTTTGATAATGCTTGGGTTCTTTATCAAGATAGTTTCGAAATTGATGAAGAAGACGAAGATGAGGAAGATGAAGAAGACAACGACTATGAGACTGATGAAGATTGGTCTGTAGAGGAGTCAGAAGAATAAAAATGAGAATTGTTGGGATAGATTACAGTCTATCATCTCCCTGTATATGTATTTGTGACATTAATAATTTTAATTTGCTTAATTGTAAGTTTTATTACTTGACGGACATAAAGAAATATAATGTTGATGTTGATAATATACAGGGAGAACTTCATTCTCACCACTTTTGCCAAGAAGAAAGATTTTATAATATTACCAGTTGGGTGTTGTCTAAATTACAAGAAGATGATATCATATACCTAGAAGGATACTCGATGGGTTCAACTGGCATGGTATTTAATATCGCTGAAAATGCAGGCTTATTGAAGCATTATCTATGGAAAAGAAAGCATAGATACAATATGATACCACCTACCGTTATTAAGAAATTTGCAACGGGAAAAGGTAATGCTAACAAGCAGATGTTACAAGATTGTTTTGAAGAACAAACAAACTATTATATTAAGAAGAAACTAATGATTAGCGACAAACAATGGAACCCATCTTCAGATATTATTGATAGTTATTTTATTTGTAAGTATGGAATTGAACAGGAGATAAAAAATGTGGAAGTCAATTAAACAGCTTTTCGGCTTTGGTGAAAAGCAAATTGCAGTGTTAACTGAGAAACCAATTGAAGATACTGTAGATAATACTGCAGATATTGTAGCAAGACTTGTTGCAAAGCCAGCAGGACCACCAGCTTGTGGTTGTGGTCGTTCTCCTACTGGCAATTGTGTTGGACTACATAAGTTGTCAGAAGAAGCTTGGGCTACTGATGATCGTAATCCAAATAAAGTAGCAGTTGTAGTTCCAGAAGTTACTGTTATTACAGCTCCTATTACAAAACCAAAATCAGCAAAGAAAACTTCTAAGAAGTCTAATGCAAAGAAATGATGATATTAAAGTTTGTTCTGAGGTAGGAAGTAACGTACCAGCCGTTGTTGGTAACTGTCCTTCTTGTGGTCTTGGAGACAGATCGTTAATTATTATTGATTTTGTACGCAATACTCAATTACCAGAACATAGCACCGTGTATTTAAAATGTATGGGATGCTCTACGATTACACAAAAAAAAATTATTGATATAGCAGAGGAAACATAGTTATGGCCGGTAAAGCAAAAAGAGCAAAGTACACTTCTAAAGGTCAACGCGAAAGCGTTTCCAAGGATACTGTAAAGGCACTGCGAAATGAAAAGTCAGATCTTGATAAGATTTTGAATAAATTAAAGGTCTGGTCTAAGGGTAAGAAGGTTATGGTCACCATTCCTAATCCTAATAAGAATGAAACAAACAAGCGTTTTATTCGCGTCGAAGGCACTCACTCTGGTGCATTTGGTCCATGGAAAAGGCCCGATAAGGATACTGGTATTCGGATGACTTCGCATGATTAACATATTCGGTAAGCATGATTGCAACTGGTGCAATTTAGCAAAAGAAGCTGTTGAGCAAAGAAATCTTCCATACAAATACTTTTATGTGGGTGAAGATGTAGGAATTGATTTTATCTTGGAGAACTTTCCAGGTGTAAAGACTGTTCCTATTATACAGGTGAATGGTAACCACATTGGTGGTTACCAAGATTTAATTCGTTATTTGGAGGATACATCCGGTGGACACGCAGACAATATCTAAATCAAATATTTTAAATATGCTTCATTCAGGAATTGTAAATATTAAATTTACAAAAGTGGATGGTACTGAACGAGATATGAAATGCACATTAATTGATTCGATCGTCGTTCCTCATGAGAAGAAAACAGAACGTGAGAAAAAAATCAATGAAGATATTATTTCTGTGTGGGATGTTGAGAAAAATGGGTGGCGTTCATTTCGATATGATGCAATCATTAGTATTGATAAATAAGACAATATAATATCAATATTAATAAGGAATAATTATGGCTGATCCTATATCTTCCACACTAATGGCCAAGATGGTATCTGGCCTTAGTGGTCTTATTGGTGGAGTATCATTTATGGTGTTTTATAGACCTCGTAATGTTTGGGATGCCTCAGTTAGATCAGGTTTAAGTGTTATTGCTGCTGTTGTGTTTGCTCCTATTGCTTTGGAGTGGCTTCAATTAACTCCTTCAACGGATAATATCACTGCAATATCAGTAGCACTTGGATTTTCTTCCTGGAGTGTGTTATCGCTAATAGCTCATTTGTTGATGGGTGTGCAAGATGATAAAGTTAGCTTAAAATTGCCTTTTATTAACTATAAAGATTAATAACTATTTTATTATGGGTTTTTTGTTATGGAAAAGAATGAATTAAATAAGAACGCTCGCGGTGGCTCTGAGCTTATGCAACAACGTTTGTATAACTCCCTACCTTCTGATCTGCTAGATAAATTTCAAATTATTTTATCCAGGGTTAGAGACATTGATGCTGATAAACGTAGGATATTATGGTTACATGATTTACCTAATGATCCTGAATCAGAACATTTAAAACAACAATCAAGCCGTCAAAGATTTAATAAGATTGTATGTGTTTCCAATTGGCAAATGCAATTATATAATCTTATGTTGGGTGTTCCATATCAAGATTGCATAGTAATTAAAAATGCAATCGAGCCTATCGAGATTGATAAAAAAGAGTATGGTGGAACAGTAAGGTTAATCTACCACACTACTCCACACCGTGGTTTAGAAATTCTTGTTCCGGTGTTCGAGGAGCTTTGTCAGACATTTGATAACATCCATCTAGATGTGTATTCTAGCTTTAGTGTTTATGGTTGGGAGCAGAGGGACGAACAGTATAAGCAATTGTTTGATCGTTGCCGCAACCATCCTAAGATTACCTATCATGGTGCAGTATCTAATGAGGAAGTGAGACAGGCATTAACTAAGTCTCACATCTATGCATATCCTTGTATATGGCCAGAGACTAGCTGCCTTTCTGTTATTGAGGCTATGTCCGCCAAGAATATCGTTGTTTGTCCTAATTTTGCTGCTCTGCCAGAAACATGCGCAAACTTTGCTCTAATGTATCCTTTCAATGAAAATCCAAATGCACATGCCGTGATATTTGCACACACACTGGATAATGCAATTAGAACGGTAATCAAAAACCAAGGTTCTACCGATCCTTATCTTGATTTCCAAAAACAATATTTTGATTATTTTTATGGTTGGGAAATGAGAAAAGGTGAGTGGCTATCATTGCTCACTATGCTAGAAGATTCAGATCCAGCACAACCTAGTGATAATACATTAATATATAAAACATCTTAATACAAAAAAAGGGGCCACTAGGCCCCTTTTTTATAGCTAGTAATAACAATTTTTATGCAGCTAGCAACTCACC